CACCTTACCCCATCTTCTACGAGCTTCAGAATCACCATCTTCTAATCTTCTCATAAACTTATCACCAACAACCACACATTGATGTAAATTCAAACATTGTCTGTTTACATCACCTTTAGGTTCTCTGATTTCAATCCACTCATCAAAATCTTCATGTTCGATGTTTAAGTTTACAGATGCGGCTCCTCTACGAACACTTCCTTGATTTGTAGCGAGGATTGTGGAATCATAAATCTTAGCAAATGGAACAACACCATCGGATGTTCCGTTTTGTGTAATATTAGAACCTGCTGGTCGAATCATATTCAAACCAACACCTACTCCACCACCATGTTTGGCGAGTAACATCATTTCTAAGTTTTTAGTTCCTATATCCTGAATAGAATCCGCAACATCAATTCCAAAACAACTGATAGGTAATCCTCTATCTGTACCTGTATTAGATAGTACAGGTGTTGCGAGATTTAACCAACCCTTCCAAATATAATCAAAGAATTTTGTAGCCATTGAAGGTTTACCTAATCTTCGAGCAACTGTTGTTGCAACTCTCCAATATGCATCTTTGGGTTTTTCACCCTCTAAGAGATATCCTTTTGATATCGTTTTAACGTAGATTTCTGTATTTGCCCAAGAAGGGAAATCTACGTCTATTTCCCAACCTAAATTTTCACCGTAATTTTTCATAACTTTTTTTTACCAAATATCGTTAAAATCTTCACCTTCATTTGCCTTCGAATAATCAGTAGGTCTTACTGCGAAGAAATCTGTATGTGTTGTTCCACCTGTCAAATGATAGAACCAATCTAAATTAGAAGCTTTCTTATCATTCCACTCAAACACACCTTCATATCCTAATTCTTTTAATTTTTCATTACCTCTTTTAGATATGAAGTGTTTTAAATCATTTGCTTTCATATTTTCCAAATCACCCATCTCAAACATCTTATCGATAAACTTATGTTCCATCTCTACCATATATTTGGCCGCCTGAGTAACATCATCCCTAACTTCATCTAAAAGTTCAGGATATTCATCACACATATGTCTGAATAGTTGACATCCCATTTTTGAGTGAAGTGATTCATCTCTTACACTCCATTTCATCTGCTGGCCGATTCCTTTCAAAAGATTTCTCATTTGGAAGGAATACAACACAGCAAAACTACTATATAAAGATACACCCTCTGCAAAAGCTGAGAATATCGCCAATGAACGAGCCACTTCTTTTCTTGCTTTAGGATTTTTTTGTAAATCCTCATGTGTCCAATCTGCTGAAGTAGCGGTGAGATATTCAAACTTTTCTGCGATTGCAGGTTCGTGTAGGAAAGCCTCAAAATCTTCTAAACCCAATGATTCGTTTAGATATGAGTAAGCCGTTGCGTGAATGGTTTCTTGTGAACCAAACATCATAGCCATTTGTTTAATTTCGTGTTTTGGAAACCACTTAGTAACCATAGTTGTCCAATAATCAGATACTGCACATTCCGTTTGAGCGAATCCTAAGAGGATATTTCCAACTAAGTGTTTTTCAGATTTATTTAGATTTTCATTCCAATCTTTTAAATCACCTTGCATTGGAATTTCGGTATGTAACCAAAATGCCTGTGCTTGTTTCAACCAACCTTCAGTATAATAAATTGGATATTCAAACGGTTTAAATGGTACTCTTTCTGTAAATAATTGTGTCATAATTTCTTTCTTAAAATTTTAATTATACTTCGATTTATTGTTGGCTGGGTGATAATATATATGGATTAAAAATCAATATCTGTATTCATTTCGTTATATTTTTGTAACAAATTTTTTCTTACTAAACTCTCCCCTTTGTTCATATCACTTTGGGTTTTTTTACCATCAATGGAATCGTCTGAGTAAATGTTTATTATACCATTACTCATATTCGCTTTTGAAGGTAGAGTCATACCATCTGGTCCAAATCTATTTTTTATTACATGCCATCGACCCGTACCTGCTAATTTATCTTCAATCTTTCTACTAAGTGATACCACAAAATCTGCCGTCATTAGTTTTGAGAATGAACCAGCAATTTTAGTACCAGTAATAATATCATCTTCTGCACCACTACGATTAATTTGTGATGCTGTATATAATGGTACTTCATATTCACCTGCGATACCTCTCAAACCTTCTACAATTTCTTCTAATTCTTCGTGTCTTTCCTTTCTACTATTTCCTTTTAACAAATCAGCGTAATCTACTATGATAATATCAGGAGTTTTACCTTGTAACTTTAGTTTATCCAAAGATGCTCTCATAGTATTCAATCCTGCAGATTTAGTTGGCCAATGTTTTACAATGATATCACCACTTAAATTTTCAACTTGAGTTCTAACATCATCTAAATTAAATTTAAGGTTAGGAACTGCGATTCCAGTCAAAACTGAATCATATCTTTGCCCTACATAACCCTCATTAAGTTCTAACGTATAATGAACTACTGTTTTACCTTTCTTAGCGGCCGCCATACCAACATTTACCAATGCCCACGATTTACCAATACCTGGTGGAGCGGCAAACATTATTAATTCACCTTTACCAAAACCACCATCAACTAATTCATCAATAGCATCCCAACCTGTAGGTATAACATTTCGAACAGTAGATTCATATCGTTCAATGATATTTTCTTTATACTCATGTCCGATATCTGTATCTTGTCCAGCTTTCATCGCCGAATCTATTAGAGATTTAATCACATCGAATTTACCCTCTTCTAACAATCCAACTGATTCTAAGATTGCACCTTTGAATGTTTGATTCTTACAGAATTCTAATGTTTGTTCTTTTACATAATCCAAATCATCTGATTCTAAGTGATTCCAAGCCTGTTTAAGGTTATCTACTATAGATTGTTTTAAAACATCTCTTTCTACCTTATTTACTTCATTCTTAAAAACATCTAATGTTGGTAACTGAGAATATTCATCAAAATGAGATAGTGTTTTCTGAACTAACCATTCGTTAGCATCAGAATCAAACATCTCAGGTTTGATAATATCATATACAGTTTGTAAAAAAATTCTATCAGAAAGTAAAGCTGATATGATTTTTATCTGAAAACTTGTTCCAAATTTATTTCCAAATTTATCCATAGGATACTAATATACGAATTATTTTTGTAACTACCAAATTATTTGTTGGTTTGTTTGGAATATTTATCTAAATCACTCCAAGTGTTAACCAACCAAGTTTCAACATTCTTAAAAGCAGTGTATAATTTATCAATCATAAACTCTTTTTTGAACTGAAACGAATTCAACCCATTAATGGGTGAGTTGATAATGTTTCGTACATTTGATGTAATAGAAGAACTAATATCTGGTTCTGATAACTGCATTAGTTTGTAATTTAATTTCAAAACATCAGTATTTTCTAATATTTTGTTTTTCAGTTTTTCATCATCCATTTCAGATACCATATCAAACATAGTATCTATTGTAAGTTCTTCAGATTGAAGAAAATCTAATTTATTCACTATGGTTTTAGGGCCGATTCCTCTTACACCAGGTATATTATCGGATTTATCACCATCGAATATTCTGTAATAAACTAAGTTGTGAGAAGGAACTCCATACAACTCTTTTACATCCTCTTTTTTCATCCATTTCTTTTTAGTTGGTAGATATACTGAAATCCTATCATTAACTAATTGTAAGAAATCCTTATCAGAGGAAATTATCATAACTTCTTTATCAAATATATGTTTGGCCGCATATGCCATAACATCATCTGCTTCAATGTGGTCTATATAACATAAATCAATTGGTAGTAAATCTAAGTATTTAATCAATAGATTGAAGTTTTTCTTCATAGATTCTTGTTGATTCTCTAAATCTTCGTAACCAACCAATCTATTAACCTTTGTTAGACCTGTTCTACCTTCTTTATAACCACTATACATTTGTTTTCTTCGGTGTGAACCACCTTTACCATCGAAAACAACTAAAACCCTTGTAGGTTTGTTTTTTCTAATGAGAGCGCCGAGGGATAACAGAAAGCCTGTTACCCCACCGACGTGTTCTCCATCATCATTCAGAGTTGGAACTGCACCAAAACATCTGATGAACATATTCAATCCATCTACAATCATAACCTTATCATTAACATCACCAACTGATGATTCTGATAGATTATTAAATATTTCTCTGTAATTAGATTTCGTGGGTGTCATCAAATTCTGTTGAATCTGTATTTGCACTTTCTGAGGCTTCTTTATATCCTAAGATATATGCATCACAGATTTGATTATACATTTGTTCCTTTATCTCTGGTCTTTCAGTTAATAACTTTTCAAAATCTTTAGCTTGGAATTTAACTTCCTCTCCAGTCGATTCATCAACCCAAGTGTACCAAGCTCCACCTTGTGATACTAACTTATATGTTTTCATAGTATTCAACCACGAACCATATCTATCAATACCTCTATCAAAGTAGATTTCAAAGTTTACTGCTCTTAGTGGTGGGCCCATTCTGTTCTTAATAACCTGAACTCTGGTCTTAATACCAACAGTTTGGTCTACACCACCAACTTTAGAATTGAGTTTACCCATTTGTTTCATTCTCAATCTACAACTTGCGTGAAACCCTAAGGCTTTACCACCTGATGTAGTGTATGGGTCTCCAAAGGATACTCCCATTCTAACTCTAAGTTGATTTGTGAATACAACCAATATTCTCTCTCTACCGATAAGATTTGTAATCTTTCTCATCGCCTTTGAGATAATGATTGCTTTTTGAGTAGCGTAACCCGCTTGGTCATAATCAGCGGATAGTTCTACTTTTGTGGTAGCCGCCGCAACGGAATCAACTACAATTGTAACTAATCTATTTTTATCAGATTTTCTAACAGATTCGATAATTGAATCCATAGCATCAAAGATATCTTCAACTGTTTCTAAAGGTACATAAAGTAACTTTTCAGTATCAACACCTAATGCTTGTAGAAACTCTTGATTAATAGCATTTTCTGTATCTATATACACTGCCAATCCACCTTTCTTTTGAGTGTTTGCCAATGTATGTGCTGCTAATAGAGATTTACCACTCGCTTCTAAACCAGTAACCTCAACAATCCTTCCAACAGGAAATCCACCATTAGGTCGATTCGATATTGCTAAATCTAACATATCGTCTCCGGTAGACACCCACTCAGTTAAATCGGTGGGTGTCTCTTCGGAGCCGTCTAAGAAGTAAGCTACTTTCTGTTGCCCTTTGAATTTTTTGTTAAGATTATCTGCTAAAATCGATGATAACTCATCACGATTTGTTTTAGGCATACTGTAACTTTTTAATTGTTAAATAAATCTTCGAATGCATCTTTCACATCAGATGATGATGTTGAAACTGCTACTTTCTCTTCAGTTGTTTCTGTATTAGTATTCGTTTGAGTTGGTTGAGCTTCTGACTCTTCATTGTTTTCACCAACTTTACCTGTTTCTAACCAAGTTTCTAACAAACCTTTCATATCATCATAAGTATATTTCTTAAACATACCAGGTAGTTCAATCTGGTCTTTAACCAACTCCAATACATTCTTATCCTCTGTAATAGGTGTTTGATTAGGTTTTACTCTGATGTAAGTTTCAGGATAGTTCTTCCCTAACTCTTTAGCGGTTTTAAACTCAACAGTAACATCTCTACCACTTGTTGGGTCTGTTAAATCACCATAATCTGGGTCTGCGAAGAAAGCCAGTAGTTCTTGATAAACAGTTTTACCAAATCCCCAAAATTTGATTCCCTCAGATTCCTCACCTCTAACTAAAACAGGAACGTAAGTTCTCATTTTAGGTGTAAGTTGTTTTGAAAGATTCCAATCATTTCTATCACCAGTCGCCTTTAGTTGTTCTGCGAACTCCAATAAAGGGTCTGCCTCACCAAATGTTGATGGGGATAGAATATTTTTACCACCAAAGTTGTAGTGGAAAAATAATTCAATGAAAGGGTTTGATGGATTGTGTACATAAGGTACGATTCGTACCTGTTGTTTACCAGGTTTTGGTTTCCACAAATTGTCAGTCTTTTTTACTTTCGTTTGGAGACTGTCCAAACGGTTTCGGATAGCGTTTAAATCAATTGCCATAATTACTCCATTTTTTAGTTAAACATTTATTATTTATACAAATATACGAAAGTTTTTTCAAACTTCCAAATTATATTTCATTTTTTTTTCAACACCACTATTTAATCCCAAGTGTTGATTTGGTTACAATATACGAAAAATATTTTAAACTACCAAATTTATTTACAACAATCGCACTGATTGTTTGAACCACAAGATGAGCTACACTCTTCTTTTGATTCACAAATACATTCGTTACAGTTACATTCTTCCATATACTATAAATATTAAAATTTTTTAATTAACGTCAACTATTCGGAACAATTTTGTACCCATAATTTTGTATCCATCACCATCGGTGAGAATCATTGAATTACGATAATCGTTCCAATTGACTTGATAAGATTTATCTTCTTTACCACCATTTAATTCTTTAATCAATCGGTTTAATGCGTTGATTGTGTAAATAGTGTTTGATTCTTTTTTTCTGTGTACCATTATACTGTTAGGTAAAAACTTATTTTCTCTGTTTGGTATAATATTATAACTTATCACTAATTCTTTAGACGGTTCTAATTTAAGAATGAATATCTTTCTACTAAACAATTCATATCTTTTGAATATATCTTGTAGTAAGGATTCAAACCCCAACTCAGTAGTAAATGTACATAATAGTTGCGTTCTCACTCATTCTCTCCGTATTTATTCTTCACTATAAAGTTTTTGTAATGCATCCAACTCTTTTTGTCTGTTTTCTCTTTTACGACCTGTAAGGTTAGGGTCATCTAATTGAACTTTTAAAATTTCCATTCGTTTTGTGTCCAATTGTTTATTCACAGATTTTCTCGCATCATCAATTACTCTTTCTTGTCCTTTATCATCTTCTAATGAGCTTCCAAAGTAACCATATTTCTTAAATTCTTCAATCATATAATTGTGGTCATCACCTTTACTTCTTCGTTTTGCACCACCTCTACTTCTACCAGCCTGAACATATATGGTCATTGTTTTGTTAAACGGTTCTTTAGAAAAATCTATATCTTCTTTATTTTCAGGTAAATCAACTCCTTTTTCTTTCCAAAAAGCTTTTACCTTATCATAATACTGTGGGTCGGCTGGAATACCTTTTGATGGGTCACCACCTTCTAATTCAGTAATAGTTTTAGCATCTGGATGATAATAGTTATGAGCCTTCATCATAGCGTTGGTTTCTACACTATCAGCATTTCTAATATCATATTCGTTATATGGTGGATTATCACCCCTACTAACTTTATCAGCATGATGTTCTCTAATTAATTTTTTTCTTAGAGTCTTATATTCATTCTGTAATTTCTTTTCTGCAGGATTTTCTGCCAACTTTCTTCTGATAGAATTTAACAATTCATTATCAATCAAATCACTTTTAAACTGATTTACTGGGCCACTCATTAAATCCATATTAGTATCTGGGTCATCATACTTAGCTTGTAAAGGTTCTAAATCTTTTACGATTTTTTGCTCTGTTTCAGTAAGTTCATCTTTTCTTTTTTTCATTATTTCTTGTAATGAATTACCATCGGCAGGTTTTTTTGCTTTTAAACTCAATCCTGGATATTTACCTGAATCTACAATATCAGATTCTGCCGTAGTAAATGGTAATCTGTGGTCTGGTTCCATATGACTTAATGGAAGTGGGTTACCTGTTACAGGACTCTTACAATCATTTTTTAAATATAGTTGTAATACTTTTACACCTCTAATATATCCTGGTGAATTTTTATCTATACCAGGATACCCCTCATCACCTTTTTTAAGTTTAGTTACTTTAGTTAGATGTCTTGGTACTGCACCACCGGCTGAAAACTTTTTTAATAATTTACCAAATTCTTTTGTATCTAATTTCTTTTCAAAGTAATCCATTACTTGTTTTGAATCGTTAAAAGAAACCTTTCTTTGTACTATTGATGGATGAACATAAGGTTCTTCATTGAATTCTTCACCTTTTTCAATGGCCTCTTTTCTTCTTTTATCTTGAGCCATTCTTTTTTCAGTAAATTCTTTTAAATCTTTTACATCTTGAACGGATGGTGAGTTTGAACCACCACCTGTTTTTAAACGAACCTTATCGTAATTTTCTTCAATAAAACTAAGATTTTCAGATAATCGTTCACTTATCTTAATCTTTTTATCAGTATTTTCTTTACTATTTGGTTCTGATTTTTCAAAAGATGAAGTATCATCAGATGAATCTGATTGTTTTTCAATCTCATCATCAGATACACCTTTATCACCTAAAAAGTTTTTACCTACCTTATATGCCGCAGGGTCTGATTTCTTTTTACCCAATAATGTTGATACTTGATTTTTATTACCTGTAGTTGGATTGGTAAGTTTAGTTTTTAATAACTTATCATCAATCGCTTCTTTCTTTAGTTTTTCTTTTTCGTAAGCAGTGAGTGCACCTTTTGAGATATCTTTGATACCTTTTTCTTTATCATCCCCACTATCAGGTCTCTCTTTATCTGTTGAATCTTCTTTTTCATCTTCTTCTTTCTCTTCGTTTTCATCTACCAAATCATCTTCATCATCGGTATCAGTATATAGGTGTGCAGATACGGCTGTATCGTTATCACCGACAACCATATTTGAATCCATATCACCTAAATGAAAATTATTAGGTGTTTTAACTGTTACTTCAATAATATAATCGATTACTTCAGAATCGAATTCATATTCTTCTTCTAATATTTTTTTAAGGCCTCTTATGGATTTTTCGGATATAGGATTTGTAAGTTCTGTTCCAACTTCTATCCACCATAACCTAGCCAGCTCATTAAGAAATTCTTTCATATTTTACCTATTACTTATATATCTACAGATTTCATCTCAGAATATCTATCGCCGATTTCTACTTTAGTAGGGAATCCGTTCCCTTCTATAAGTATCTTTAAATTTTGTAAACTATCAAAATCATCCGAATGTATATCTAATAAATATGAATCATAAGTATATAAAACCATTTTTGACTTCTTATCTTTTAAGAAATCCATTACTTTTGCTAATATTTTCATATTCAACTCTGTTTCGGTTGCCTGTAACATATAGTTGAATAATTTGTTAGAATTCATATCTTTTAAATTGTTTTTGGATAACTTTCTACCCAATGGTGTTTCCACCCAACCCCTACGATTGAATTCCATCCACATCCTATCAATTTTGTGTGAAACTTTCGAAAACAAAGGAATATGTAGATATTCCGGTTGTACCCCACCATACAGTTGTCGGAATGTTATGGCTTTAGAATCGTTGTAAGATACTCCATACATATCAGCTAACGATTGGTGTCCACTTACATCCGTTGGTATGGGTTCATCAACCATCTTACCAATAATACGAGGATGATATGCATCATAATCAAATTGTACCAACTTACCACCTTCGAACCTACTTACAAATCTATCCCTACTACCATCATCTTTGTTCAAAGCCGCATAATTTACTCCACCAAAGTTATTCGATGGACGAGATGTTGTTGTAAAAGGATGATACTGAGTCCACTCCATCCCATCTGTAGTATTGATACCATTTTGTTCTACTAAGTGTAACGGCTTTATATAGAAATTTTCAAATTTCTTCACACAATCGAACTCCACTCCACCCAAATCGTAATATTTGAGGAATTCATCTTTCACATCTGAAATCATTTCTATATGTTTAGATATTGGGATGAGGTTATTAACACCATTAAGATTATTAAATCTACGATGGTAAAATAGATGTGTTGGTGTTAGGTTTGATTTTAGTGGAGTGTTCGATTGTAAATACTTTACTAAACTTGCATCGATGGAATTATCCAACGAAAGATGATTCAACAATGATTTGTTATCATACACATAACATTCGTTGAAATCAAAGTTAAATTTTTCTAATGTGGTTGTATGGTTATCTATGTTCTTTAAGTTGATTACAACCTCTCTATCGTTGTCTATATCGTATATATACAACAAAGATAACCCATCATTATGTGGGTGTACGGATATGCTCTCCCATATGGGATGAACATATACTTTATTTATTGATATGTTTCCTTCACTAAGAAATTCAATCATATATCAAATATACAAAACTTTTTTTACTTTACCAAATGTTTATACTAATTTGTAGCTATACTTCCAACCACAATCATCATCATAGTACTCATCCTCAACAACTTCATTGATAGGATTTAGGATTTCATTTAGTTTAGTAACATCAACTTGATTCCAATATCCAAATCTGAGATAATTGGGATTACCACCACCCCAAGTTTGGCCGATTTCAAAATTACCAAATTCTTTTTCGATTTTGGTTAATACACTAATGTTTAAATTATTTCTCATATCTTAACTACAAAAAAGGTTAGTAGGAATTTCTATTCCTTTTTGTTTTTTAATCTGATAAAACACATTGAAGAAGGCTTTGTAAACTTTACCAGCATGTTCTAAATAATCTGAATTTGGAGATTTCCACATCATTTGTCCACCACTCATATGGTGTTTATTAACAACTTTGATTTCATATCCTTTAAGGATTAAATCAACAATCTTTTTTTGAGCTGGAGTAAACTTAACTCCCTCAATAGATTTTTCAAATTCTTTTATTTTATTCATATTGTTCATTTATCAATTATTACAATATAAATATACGAATACTTTTTGGATTATCCAAATTTTTAATGTTAAGAAATTGTTAAATTTTAAGGTTGGTAAAATTCTAAATAATCGAGTAATTTGTTTTTAAAGTTAGGAAACTTTTCAGAAATAAGAAAAACAGTTCGTTTATTAGTATCAAATACACCGGCCTCTAATAACTTACCATCTGAATCTCTAACATCTCTTACTGGCCCTTTTATTTTCCATTTAATTTTTACCTTACTCCATTGTACATCTGTTAATCCCTCATCAGAACCTATTTTATTGTAGTTTTCTTTGTTTAATTCGATACATCTACCATCGTATTTATATCCAAAGTACCTTTCAAAAAACCCTTTCAACACATCACTATCTTTTATAGGTTCTTTATCAGGATTTGGAATACTTGTTTTCAATACATCTTGAGTTTTGATACCATCGTACTCAAAGTTTTTTGCCAAATCCATACCAATATCGTCTTTTTGGCCTATTTTACTTAAATCTACAAAAGGAATTAATTTTCTAGATTTACCTTCTACATATGTAGGTCTGGTAAATACTTCACCTGTTGTATATGAATGATACTGCCCAATATATTCTACATTATCAACGGTCATCCATTCTGAACCTTCGGTAACTAATCCAGTTGTTATTTGAGCTTTAGTGTAGTATATTCTACTTCTTTTATATTCACTTCTCATTACACTATCCTCATTACGGTTTCTAAAGATGTTTCCCAACCACCTTTACAATCAAATTCATGATTCACAGCAGTTATACTAAATACGATATCATCCCCTTTAAAAATAGCCGGTAATCTATCTATTTTTATTGGTGCTAAAAATGGGATTCCCCAGATACCATCTATTGTAAGACTAAGATTTAGTGTATATATAATTTCACTATATCTACCTTCTGATAATTGTCCATTCTCTTTTGCTTTTCTTAAAATAAAGTTTTTACACGCATCACCATATGCTGTTAGTTTTTCCTCTGATGCTCCCTTTTCACCAATATCCTCTCTCATTTTTTTAAGGTCGGTTTCTGATTTTTCCGCATCTTTACCCGGTTTTACTACTTTACCTGGAAATGGGCCTCCATGTGGGTCTTTAACTAAGTAGTGCCCATTCGATGTACCTTTTTCTATATTAGCTGGTGTTGCCATTAACATATAATCGGCATCAAAATCACTTGATAAAGATACACTTTTTACAATTGATTTTTTAGATAGTACTTCAAACATATGTGGTGTTGGTCCTGTTGCTTTTGCTTTATTAGATACCATTTTTTTATTTAATATCATTATATTTAATGGTGCTTCTTGATTTTCTGGAGTTAATGGTTCACCATCTTTTGTTGGAACGGCGGCAAGTGATATTAATCCACCAGTTTTAACATCTAATTCTGCAAATATTTCTTTAAGGAAATCAGCCACTTTTACACTTTGTTTGTATCCACTAATTGTAGGAGCATCCTTAGATAATCTATCATAAGTTTCTGTTAAGAACTTTAAACTTATTGCAATTTTAGCGATATCTCCATCAAACTTATTTCTTCTACTTGCACTATTAAGTTTACTACCCCATTGGGAAAAGTTTTTTGAGTTTCCACCATCACCACTTCTACCATAACTTCCTTGACTACCTGGTAAAAAGAACTTTTGTGGGTCTGATGAACCAATACCTGGTATTTTAGGGTAACTACCTATTTTTCCACTTGCTATTGAATAGCTATTAGTTTTGTCATCACCCTCATATTTAGACATGGCATCTATAAATTGAATAAGTGTATCTAAGTTAGTATAAAACACATATTGTTCTTCATCATTAATCCAACTAGGTTTGATGATTATTTCTGCGGCTCCAAATAATCCATAAATATTTCCTATTTCTTTTTTATCACTTTTTAAATACTTTCTCTCAAATCTAACTTTATTATCACCTAACTTTGAAACATCATCGGCCTCATCATCTGAATCAAGACCAAAGGCCGCTCTACAACTTATTTCTAAACAATGTAAAAAGTTACCTACTTCTTCTTCATCATCTACATCTTCTACTTCAGATGTTCCACCTATATCATCTCCTGCCCATAATCCAGCTGGGGACATACATTTTACGTTACAACTAAACGAACCATCTTCGTTCATACTAAAATCAAAGTTAAATACATTGGCCTTTACCGTTCCCCTACATCCATCTTGTTGTCTACCTTTCCATCCGAAGTCAAATTCTATCTCAGAACCAACTCTGAAAAAATTTTCTTCCGCTGAATTCAAATCATCCATTGTATAAACTGTAAATGAAAATTCTACTTCGTATATATAAGAATCAGTATAATCCTGTCCACCTTGATTTGTAATCTTTACACTATTTAGGGTTGGTTTAAATTTTCGTATTCCACCTTCTTGAGTTGTGTATAAATCTATTGGAGCATCAAGATTTAGACCATCACCTAATGTCATTAGTGGACCTGGACCTGGTAAAATAACAGTTCCACTTTCACCTGTTGACCTAACTCTTATAAAAGCGTATTTATCGTAATTCCATTCTACTTGTTTATCCTTAACAAAATCTTCTCTAGCTTTTAACTCTCTGTCTAAGCCCTCTGGAAACCCTTTATCAAATTCACTCATAACTTATTACCTTAACTATTCAGTTTTATATATTCATCGTATATTCCAATATAATTGTATGGGATTCTTAATTGAGTTCCGATTGGAATTTCCATATCACCTTTTCCTAATCCATTTGCTCTCGCTAAAATCCACCATAATCTTGAATCTTCATAATACTTGAAAGCAAGATTATCTAATCTATCACCTTGTATTGAGATAATATATCTATCTTCTGATGTTTTTTCCATTTTAGGATATCTGATAGTTTTTTTATATCGTTTTCCTAATTCGGTTTTTAATATTTTTATTTTTTCGTATCTATTTGCCATTATGAAATCCCATCTAAATCATAAACTTTTGAATTATATTGTGGTAACTCATTACTTAATAATTTTAATCCTATTGATACATCAATACCCATAGAAGCTCCTGCATCAATATCCCAAGGTACTTCATCTGAGAATGTATATGATAATGAATCAATAAAAGATAAATGGCTTATCCATAAGTTACCTAAAGTAAAATCTAATAAAATACCCTCATATCCATCACTTTCACTATAATTAGGCATTGTCATTGTAGATAATCTTTGTAATTTTGAATACAATGGTTTTAATTCAGCTTTTGAGGTTGGATATACTCTAAAATTAAAACTTAAACTTCTTTCAAATGTTTTATATATAAACGCTGAATCAGCTCTACCATTATACTTTATACCTTCCCAACCAGGTGAGAATGTTTCCGTAATACCACTTACTGCACCTCTAAATTGTAATCTAGAACCACCACCATGTTTATCAAATATTAATCTTACTAAATCTGATTTTTCTGATGAATTGATAGCCGATGATTGAATTGGGTCTACAGCATGAGATTTATTGTAATCCGTTCTATCAGCACCTACTTTACCAGGATTGGTAAATCCAAATCTTGATTGTAATGAATTCCTAACATAATCAGCTTTATCTGCTTTTTTCTTACCATCTCCATCTAATAAACTTCTGAAATCATTTACTTCAGTATCACCAGCTACTCTTACTGGTATATTACCATATGCTACTGTTTCATATCCTTTAATTAATTCTGATGATTCTAATTTTTCTATATTGTGAGATTCACCATCTGTAGTTTTTAACTTTTCAAATGGATTATCATATTTTTTATGTACTTCATTAGTTTCATCAAGCTCTCCACCATCTTTTATTGATTCGTAAGTTTTACCTAAATCAATACCACTAATTTCTTCTCTATCACTTTCTAAAGTAGGATAGGTTTCTTCATCATTATAAATTCTACCAGCTTTACCATTTTGTGTTTCTTCAGTACTTCCTTTGTTCGGACCTTCTGTAGAAAATGGAGGTCTATAATCATCTGTTGAATCTTTTATTTCTTCCGCTAATGGTGTTGTATCTCTATCGAATGGAAATCCAAAGTTTACAGATGCGGTTTTACCTGTTGATGGGTCTGTACCTTGTGGGTTATATTGATTTTGAATTGTAAACCCATCGAATATATTAAATCTAGTATCATCACCCCTCGATGGTACATTACCATTAGGTATCAATCCATATAAAGAGTTAGGCCCACCAGGTGATTGTAATCTAAGGAATGGTGTACCTTTAAAACCTATTGATGTAGTTGTACTACCAATTGTAAGGAATGATTCATTGTATAATCCAACTAATCTATTTCCCGTACCCACAACACCTAATGATGTATCATCTATATGAGTTAATTTCTTAGCAGTTTGTGTTGCTCCGTATGTTTCAACATCAGGGTCAAATGGAGTAATACCATGTCTTTTTGGATGTAATCCAGCAAACCCACCTAACGTTGATGCTATTGTGTTAATAGGAGTCCAAGTTTTTGTTAATCGTTTACCAGTTACAGTTTCTACGTTTGGATTAGATGCTTGTAATCCTAAGTTTTTGATTCCCCATAGTAATCCATTTATAGAAACCATCCATTTACCCAATCGTACTGTATCTATAACCGCTCTATCAATTGCAGTTACAATACCACCTCTAACTAATCCATCATCAATTGGGAATCCAAATCCCCACTTTTGAGGTTCACCTTTATCAATTGGTTTTCTTTGGATACCTCTCATAATCAATGGATGTGCGAATGCTGCCGTTCCTAAATTAAATGCATCTTCTCTTAGATTAAACTTACTATACATCTCATCTAAGAAAGATGGTGAACTTCTCATTTCTTGTAATTTAGATATGCTTGGATTTGTAAGTTCGGTATTTGCTAAATATTTTGTATCAGGATTATATCTTTGGGTATTTCCAGTTTCTTTATTAAGTTTAAATCTACCATATCCTGCTCTGAATGATAATCCACTAATTGAATCCCCAAAATTACTAAATAATGAGTTTGTACTATCAAATATAGTATTATTAGGATTTACACCAATAAACTTAGTTGCTTCAACACCACCAAATTTAGAATTAAATCCAGTTGCGTGAATATCTGTAAAGTAGTTTACTTCTTTGAAATCTTTACCTTCGTTTTCTAACTGATTATTTAATGGAAACTCATTTGGTGTAGTTTCACCCAAAAAGTTTTCTGAATTATTCATAGGAGTAGGTGTAGTTTCTCCTAAGAAGTTTTCAGAATTATTCATTGGTGTGGGTGTAGTTTCCCCTAAGAATTTAGAACTTATATCAGATTCTACAGGAGTAGTTTCCCCTAAGAACTGAGATTTATTATTCATTTCAGTAGGAGTTGTTTCACCTAAAAACTGTTCTGAATTGTTCATTTCGGTAGGAGTTGTTTCACCTAAGAATTTAGAACTTATATCAGATTCTACAGGAGTAGTTTCCCCTAAGAACTGTTCTGAGTTATTCATCTCTGTTGGTGTTGTCTCACCTAAAAATTGTTCTGAGTTATTCATCTCAGTAGGATTGGTTTCACCTAAGAACCTTTCTTCCAAACTCATTGGTTTGGGTGTGGTTTCACCTAAGAACTGCTCTGAGTTATTCATTTCTTTTGGTGTGGTTTCACCTAAGAAGTTTTCAGAGTTGTTCATTTCAGTAGGAGTTGTTTCTCCTTTGAACTTTTCTGTTTGATTTACTTCAGTAGGTGTAGTTTCACCTAAAAAGTTTTCAGAGTTATCCATCTTAGTTGGTGTAGTTTGTCCTAAATA